CCTTCATCCTCATATGTTGTATTTGATAGTGGTTACAAATATATTTACGACAAATATAACGATGTGTATCGTTTTGTTCCATTAAACGGGGATATAGCTGGACTTTGTGCTTACACAGATAATGTTGCCGATCCTTGGTTCTCTCCAGCTGGCTACAACCGTGGTAACGTCAGGAGTGCAATTAGACTTTCGTATACGCCAAAACAATCAGAGAGAGATATTCTTTATCGACACAGAATCAATCCTGTGGTAGATTTTCCCGGTTTAGGTGTGGTTCTCTTTGGTGATAAAACAGCATTAGCAAAACCAAGTGCATTTGATCGTATTAACGTGCGCCGACTGTTCTTAGTTCTTGAAAAAGCAATTTCAACCGCTGCAAAATATATGTTATTTGAATTCAATGATGAATTTACCAGAGCGCAGTTTAGAAATATGGTAGAACCTTTTTTACGAGATGTTCAAGGACGCCGAGGTATATTTGACTTTAAGGTAGTTTGCGATGATACAAATAACACTGGTGAAGTCATAGATAGAAATGAATTTATTGGTGATATCTATATCAAACCAGCAAGGTCAATTAACTTTATTACACTCAATTTCGTAGCGGTTCGTACTGGTGTGGAATTTGAAGAAGTAGTTGGTAGATTTTAATTTTAAGGAGTAATTTAACATGGCAAGCATAGATGATTTTAAAGCAAACCTAATCGGCGGTGGAGCCAGAGCTAACCAATTTAAGGTGACAATTACTCCACCAACTGGTATTGCTACAGGTTTAGATGTTCGTCGGTCCTCTTTTTTATGTAGGGCTTCTGCACTACCGGGACAAACTTTAAACCCAATTATCATTCCATTCAGAGGTCGGCAAATTTATATTGCTGGTGATCGTACATTTGATGACGCTTGGACAACAACATTCTTAAATGATACGGATTTTGCAATTCGTAATTCATTAGAGTTATGGATGAATGGCATTAATAATCTTGCTACTGCCGAAGGTGTTGTTGCACTTACAGATTATCAATCAGATTTGACAGTCGAACAATTAGATCGTGATGACACAGTTCTCAAGTCATACATCTTCCGTTCTGCCTGGCCAATTGGACTAGGACAAATTGATTTGACAGCAGAAGGCGCAGATAACGTCGAGACATTTGATTGTACTTGGAGATATCAACATTTTGAAGCTTCTGGTATAAACTTCTAGTTTCAAACCTACTAAATATAAGGATTAGTAGGAGTCATTATGGCCGAATTATTTGGTTTTAAAATTAATAGAAAAAAAGAAGAGGGGGGAACGTCTTTCACCGCTCCCACTTCTGATGACGGCGCTATAGATATTGCTGGTGGTGGATTTTTTAGTTCTCAATTAAACACTGATGGAAAAGAACGATCTAATTTAGATTTAATTCGACGATATCGTGATATTGCACAACAAACGGAATGTGATACAGCAATTGAAGATATCGTGAATGAAGGTATTGTTGCTAATGAATCTGATATATCTGTTCAAATTGTTTTAGATAATATTCCATACCCTGCAAAAATAAAACATAAAATTAGAGAAGAATTTGCAGAAGTATTGAGACTTCTTAAATTTGAGCAAAAAGGTCATGACATTTTTAGAAGATGGTATGTTGATGGAAGAATTTATTATCATAAAATTATTGACAATAAACAACCCAGAAAAGGAATAACTGAACTTAGATATATTGATTCTACAAAAATTAAAAAAGTAAGAAAAGTTCAAAAAGAAAAAGATGTAAAAACTGGTGTTGATAAAATTAAAAAGGTTGATGAATTTTTTATTTACAATGAAAAGGGATTGGGTGCTGCTGGTTTAGCTACTGGTGGTAATAGTGGTCAAGGTCTTAAAATTTCACCAGATTCTATTTGTTATGTTCCTTCTGGTTTAATTGATGGTAATACTGGAAATGTATTGTCATATTTGCATAAAGCTATTAAACCTGTCAATCAATTGCGTATGATTGAAGATTCTCTTGTTATCTATCGTGTTTCACGAGCGCCAGAGCGTAGAATTTTCTATATTGATGTCGGTAATCTGCCAAAGGTAAAAGCAGAGCAGTATCTTAAAGATGTTATGAATCGTTATCGTAACAAGTTAGTGTATGATGCATCAACTGGTGAGATTCGTGATGATAGAAACCATATGAGTATGTTGGAAGATTTCTGGCTTCCTCGTCGAGAAGGTGGTAGAGGCACAGAGATTACATCACTGCCAGGTGGATCAAATCTTGGTGAGATTGATGATATTGTATATTTTCAAAGAAAACTGTTTAGGTCATTGAATGTTCCTATCTCTCGTTTGGAAGCAGAAGCTCAATTCACACTTGGTCGCTCTACTGAAATTACAAGAGATGAACTTAAATTTACTAAGTTTGTTCAAAGAATACGAAAAAAATTCACGCCATTATTTACTGATGTTTTAAAGACCCAACTTTTATTAAAAGGAATTATTTCGCCTGATGATTGGCCAGATATGCAAGAACATATTCAATATGATTTCTTAGCAGATGGGCATTTTTCAGAACTTAAAGATGCAGAACTTTTAAATGATAGAATAAATACTTTAAATTCAATCGAAGCTTATGTGGGCACATTCTTTAGTAAAAATTGGGTGCAAAAGAATGTTCTGCGGTTGACTGATACTGAAATTGAGCAAATGCAGAAAGATATTAATAAAGAAGCAAATATTGATCCAGAAGATGGCGGCATAAATTTACCAGATAATCATGGTGGTATTAGAAGAGATGACACTGCCCAAGGTAAGGTTGGAGAAGTTGGCGATCCTGATGATAGTTCAGTATATAATCCCCAACCACCTCAAGAGGAAATACCTCAAGAGCAACAACCAGAACAAGAGGTTTAAAAATGAGTAATTCAAAAGATTTTATTGATAGTATTACTGATGGTGAAAATCTAGAAGCTGAGTCACATTTTTCTAGTGCCATGACTGATAAAGTAGGTGCTGCTTTAGAATTGAGAAGGATTGAACTAGCTAGTGATTCTGTTGAAGAAGGTATCAGTATACGGCAGAAAGAACTTCAAGACCCAACTGGTAATGACCCTGCTGACGATAAGAAATTGAGGGTAAAGCGGTATAAGAACAAGTTCCATTTTAATGATAAAGCGGCGAATGAGAGCCTTGGGCAAGAAGTACGTGATACTGCGCTTATGCGGAAGGCCGGACAGGGAGATAAGAATAAAGAAGCTAAACTTATAAAGAAAACTACAAAAATAATGAAGGATACCAGCACTGGTATTGGCCAAGGTATGCATTCTGCGAAAGGTAGGGCGGCTCGAGAAAATCCCGCTTTATATAAAAAGGCAATGTCCAACCCAAAAGCTAAAAAATATATGTCTGATCTTGAACAAAGACATGGACAACGAGAATTAGATATTGGTTCAAAATCTATTGCGAAGCATAGAGATAAGGACAATGCACCAGACAAGGTTAAAAGAAATTCTAGGACAAAAGAGTTTAGTGATAACGATTCAGAAAATATGCAATAAAGGATAATTAAATGGAAAACTCAAGAGAATTCATTAATAGTATTACTGATGGTGAAAATCTAGAAGCTGAGATACATTTTTCTAACAGCATGACTGATAAAGTAGGTGCTGCTTTAGAATTGAGAAGGATTGAACTAGCTAGTGATTCTGTTAATGAAGCTGGTCCTGAGATGCAAAGAGCGGCAATGAAAGTCGGCAAGCAATCACAAGAGATGAAGAAGGGAAAGTATACTCCAAAAGCGAAAATGGCTCAAGATAGAGCTGTGGCGTCACTGTCAAATTCGAGTGTTAAAATCGCAAAGACTGTGCGGGACGCTTCGGGATCAAAAAAGGCTGATCAGGGAGTAAAAGTAAATGTAAAAGCTCGGGAAAAGATTGCATCTAAAAAAGGCCCAGGAGCCGGAGCAATACTTCGAGGTCAAAAAACTAGTGAAAAAATGGGTACAGCTCGAGGCGGTTACGGGTCTAAGAGCGAACTGGATATTGGTTCACAGACTTCTTTACAGAGACAAGTAAAGAAAACTAGAAATAAAGAAGCAGAAGCAAACAGATCAGGTGGTGATGATGATGTCGCTTGAGATTTATAATGCTTAAAAGTATTCATGAAATTTATCAAACCACAGTTTTTGAGAAAAATGAACACAGAGCATCAAAGGAATACAAGAAATTGTCTCCTAAAATGCGAGGTGCTGTTGATTCTATTTTTAAAATTATGGATGCTAAACCTTCAAATTTCCTAAATACTTTTGAGAAAACTATAAGAGAAGTATCAAAAAAGTTCGAAGTTACTGAAAGAGAACTTATGGGATATTTTGAAAAAGAAATGTTAGCCATATAGGAGTATGAGATGTCATTTAAAACATTAAGAGTTGCTGGCACAGTTACAGCAGCACAGACAGCTGATGACGCAGCACATGAAGCTATTATTGGTAAATTATCCCCAGCTTCCTCATACAGAGTAACAGAGTTTGGCGGCAATGATGTTCTTTTTCTTATTTCAGATGATTATCCTACGGCATCTTCTACAAATGGATTTTATTTAAAAGCAAGCACTTCAACAACAGTAGTTCCTGATGTAGAACGGGCACTACGATTTGCTTCTGGAGTTCCTGTAGCACAGAATGATGATGATGATACAAATGCTAATGCAATAATATTAGAAGCTGGAACATCAGATTCCCCAGGCTTTCTTCTTTATGACAGAGCGGAGACTGAATTTCGTATTTCAGTAATCAACGAAACTGCCGGTAGTGACGGCGCTGTTTATGTTGAAGAAATTGGACAAGGACAAGCAGGCCCATGAGTAATGTAAAATTAATTTCAGAATCTATTGTTGATGTAGAGTTTGTTACTGAAGAAAAAGAAAATGGTAAAAAGACCTATAGAATTGAAGGTGTTTTTATGCAGGGTGATATTAAAAACCGAAATGGTCGTATCTACCCTATGGAAATTTTAGAAAATGAAGTTTTAAAATATAATAAAAAGTTTGTAAATGAGAAGCGGGCATTTGGTGAACTAGGTCATCCAGAAGGTCCAACTGTAAATCTTGAAAGAGTTTCACACATAGTAACAGCATTGTATCCAGATGGAGCAAATATTATGGGTGAAGCAAGAATATTAGACACACCTATGGGAAAAATTGTCAGAAACCTTATGGATGAAGGTTGTAAATTAGGTGTGTCATCTAGAGGCATGGGAAGCTTGACCGAAAAGAATGGCGCCAAGTATGTGAATAGTGATTTTTATCTCGCAGCAGCGGCTGATATTGTTGCAGACCCATCCGCACCAAATGCATTTGTCCAAGGTATAATGGAAGGAAAAGAATGGGTTTGGAACAATGGATCATTAATTGAAGCGCATGTTGCTAAGTTAAAAGAAAAATTTGATGTTAAGGAACGTCATAGGCAAGCTAACGTGGAGGCATTGGAGTTTGCTAAATTTCTCAAGAAATTGTAATTTATAAATATATTTAATAAAAAAAGGAGACTTCCTATGTCCGAATTAGATCAAACGATAGAGGAACTAGAAGCAGAGGTTATGGCCGAATTAGATGAGAAAGCGTCATTACCCGGTGGAAAGGGACTCAAAGCAGAGCCAATGAAACAAGACGATGATATTAACGATCCTCTCGATAATGTCAATGACACTGGTAAAGCACATGTTGATGCTGATCAAGCATTGCCTGATGAAGGCGATAGTAAAAAAGCAGCGACCTTGCCCGGTGGAAAAGGACTCAGCGCAGAAAAAATGAAAAAACTTATGGACCCAAATTCATCTGCAAGTAGTTCAAATCAAGGTACTGGTGTTACACCTCCGGGGCAAATGCCAATGCAGAAAATGAAAGAAGAGGACATTTCAAGAGAAGATTTGCTAAATCATCTTCAATCCACTATGGAACACTCCCTTGCCACAATGGAAGAAATGGATGATGAAGATTTGTATGATCTCGTTACTTCTCTTGATGAAGGGGAATCAGCTGAATATTATGATGAAGATGAGATGGATGAAGTTGTAGAAATGCAAATTCAGAATATTGACATCACCGCTGATGTGGAAGCATTGATGGAAGGTGAAGACCTTTCTGAAGAATTTAAAGAAAAAGCGGCGGTAATTTTTGAAGCTGCGGTTAAATCTAAAACCCGTGAAGAAGTAACAAGGATTATGGAAGAAGCGCAATATGCTATTGCTGAAGAAGTTGACGAATTTAAACAGTCACTTTCAGAAAAAGTAGATCAATACCTCGACTATGTTGTTGAGGAATGGATGCAGGAAAATGAATTAGCAATTGAAAGAGGTCTTAAAGGTGAGATTGCTGAAGACTTTATTTCTGGTTTGAAACAACTATTTGAAGATCATTATATTGATGTTCCAGAGGAAAGATATGATATTCTGGAAGCACAATCTGACAGAATTGCTGAACTAGAAGATCATTTAAATTCAATTATGGAATCAAATATCCATATGAATTCCGTGAACTCCGAATTGGTTCGGGAACAGGTCATTTTAGAGGTTTCCTCTGATTTGGCTGATACAGAATTTGAGAAGTTTAAGTCACTTACGGAAGATGTTGATTTTAACAGTGAAGACAGTTTCCGTGATAAGTTAGATACTCTAAAGGAAAGCTATTTCCCGAAGACTAATTATTTAGCAGAAGAGGCTTATGAAATTGATTATGAAAACTACGGTAGCGCCGAACAGGACATTGATACGAGTGATGCAATGAGGGCATATTCGTCTGCAATTGGTCGTGTCGAAACTCGTATTAACGGGCGCTCATAAATTTATTAAATCATAAATAGATGTAATAAAAAAAAATAAAGGAGAAACAAATGTTTCAAACAGAACATCTACAAGAAAAGTGGTCGCCAGTCCTAGAGCATCCCGATCTACCTACGATTGAGGATTCTTATAAGCGGGCCGTAACCACTGTTATTCTCGAAAACCAAGAAGCTGCTATGAGAGAAGATGCATCTTTCCTTTCGGAATCAGTTCCTACAAGTAATGTTTCCGGTGTTGGAAATTGGGACCCAATTTTGATCTCACTAGTTCGCCGTGCAATGCCAAATCTTATCGCATATGATATTTGTGGTGTTCAGCCAATGACAGGTCCAACAGGACTTATCTTTGCAATGCGGGCCCGCCATCTGTCAATGGATGGTGAAGAAGCATTGGTCGATGAGACAACCGGCGCAGTTGCGAACGGTTTCTCTGGTGACTTCTCGAACCAGAACGCTGCTGGAGGAAATGGCGGCGGTGACATTGGTGCAAGTGAAAGCAATCCTGCTGCTCTTAATGACAGCCCTTCTGCTGGAACTTACACATTCGCAACTGGTATGACAACTGCTCAATCTGAAGCACTTGGCGATAGTGGATCAAACGCTTTTGCTGAGATGTCATTCAGTATTGATAAGTCAACTGTTACGGCAGTTTCCCGTGCATTGAAAGCTGAGTATTCAATGGAACTTGCTCAAGACCTTAAGGCAATCCACGGTTTGGATGCCGAGACAGAGCTTGCTAACATTCTTTCAACAGAAATTCTTGCAGAAATCAACCGTGAGGTTGTTCGTTCTATCTACAAGACTGCTGAATCTGGCGCACAAATCAATACAACAACTGCTGGTATCTTCGATCTTGACACCGATTCAAATGGTCGTTGGTCAGTTGAGAAGTTTAAGGGTTTGATGTTCCAAATCGAGCGTGATGCAAATGCGATTGGTCAAAGAACTCGTCGTGGTAAGGGTAACATGATGATCTGTTCCGCTGATGTTGCTTCTGCACTTCAGATGGCCGGTGTTCTTGATTACACGCCTGCTCTTAACTCAAACAACTTGAATGTCGATGATACATCTACCACATTTGCTGGTACATTGAATGGTCGCATGAAGGTTTATGTTGATCCATATTCAGCCAATGTTGCTGCAAGTCAGTACTACGTTGTTGGATATAAAGGCACATCGCCTTACGATGCTGGTTTCTTCTACTGCCCATATGTTCCACTACAAATGGTTCGTGCAGTTGGTGAGAACAGCTTCCAGCCCAAGATTGGTTTCAAAACCCGTTATGGTATGGCTGCTAATCCATTCGCCGTTGCTAATGCTGAAGCTGCAAATACTGCTGCTACAATTGCAGTTACTGCGAACCAAAATTCTTACTATCGTCGGGTTAAAGTTACAAACCTTATGTAAGATTGTTACAATAAGAAACTTGACTATAAATTTGGGGAGGGCTTCGGCTCTCCCCCTTTTTTTCTTTATAAATAGTTGCAAAGGAAAATGTCATGGCACTAAATCCAGTATCAGGTGTTGGTCGTCAACCAGATAAATTAGACTACGCAAGTCCAACTCAATTTCGTTTTGGTATTAATCAATTACCGAAAGTGGAATTTTTTACAACGTCTTGCAATCTTCCTGGCATAAGTTTAGGACAATATGAATATGGAACTCCCTTTAAAAATATTCCAATAATGGGAGATAAATTAACGTATGAACAATTAAGCATTACTTTTATTGTAGATGAATTCTTAGAAAATTATAGAACATTGCACGAATGGATGATAGGGATTGGATTTCCTAAAAATAGAAAACAATTTAGTGATTTTAGATCAAACAAATCAACCCAAGTTTCTTCAGTGGATACAGCAACTCCTTCTGTAGATTCAATTGGTAAAGCTGTTTCAGACGCATCATTTTATTCGGATGCATTTTTAATAATATTATCAAATAAAAATAATCCCATAGTTACAATTAATTTTGAAAATTGCTTTCCTGTAAGTCTTAGTTCATTACAATACGATCAAGGTGCTACTGATGCTAACAATTTAATTGCAACTGCTACATTTTCATATCAAATCTACGAATTTTTAGATTGCTAAATACAATAATGGAGAATAAATGGATAAGTTAAGTGAACTACAGGCGGAAGCCAAAGAAGACCTTATTATTTTAGATGATGAAGACTTACACCAACAATCTTATAAAAATCAAATCATCAAACCAAAATGGCTAGATTATAAGTCCAAATATAAACTTATGATGTTTCAGTGCAAAGCTGAACATAAAAGGTTATATCGTCAAAAATGGGAATATTACGGTGGTAAATCTGATGCAAAGATTTATGCTGCAAAACCTTTTGATCTAAAAGTTCTAAAGACAGACCTTCAAATGTATATCAATTCTGACGATGAGATTATTGAGACTGAGAAAAAAATTGTATACTATGAAACAATCGTAGAGTTTA